TTATTAGATGTAAAATGTGGATTCTTCATACGCCCATATACATTTCTAATTTTGTCTTTACTGGTTCTTTTTTTGTTGATTTGGCTTTCTTTGCATCCTCAAAGTTTTTAATAAAATCATACATATTTACTTTTTGGTCAGCAGTCATTGTTTCTTGATTATATCCTTTATCACTGTCATTTGCAGACACTTCTACATTTTCAGATAAAGATGGAGAGCTTTCCATAGTTTTATATTTTATATAAAGTTGTTTCTTTTCCTTTTGTATTCGTCTTATAAAAGCAAAGAATATAATTTGTGTAAAATAAGCGAATGGATTTTTAGATTTTTCTGGATCAAAATTTCTTATATACTGTACACAATTTTCAATTCCATCTGAAATCATATCTTCTCTAAAAGCATAGTTAATAAAATTAGGTCTAAAAGAAAGTCTTTGAGCTATTTTCATAAAACATTCACCGACATATTCTGATATTTGGGGTTCTAGTTCTCCTTTGCTTTTTGCATCTTTACATTTCCCCTTATATACTATCATTTCTTCTAAAAACTTTTGATTATCAACATAATGAATCTTAGCTGTTTTTTTCTGTTTTTGTTTTTTTTCTGTCATAAGCATCTTTTAATATAATTTTAATGTACAGGTATTATAACATAGTTATAGTCATATGTCAATACTTGACAAACGCTTGACAATGTGGTATACTACTCGTGTAGCATTTAATGACATACGTATTGCAGCAACTACGATACTCGTGAAAAATTTTAAGTTATACCTTTATATTTACATTATAAATCTTACAATCAAATCTTTCTTCATTATAGATTTTCATGCGTTGATTAAAATGATCTAATGTATAGTTTTGATGAGTTTTCCATGATAAATCATCAGCAATATCATAGAGAGTTGCCTTTTCTTTATTTTCAGATTTACGCAATGCCCTGCCTATCGATTGAAGATTTCTAACACGAGATTTAGAAGGACTAGCGAAAATAATGTTATGAAGATTCCTAATGTTGATGCCGGTACTGAATACCCCATAACTTGCCACGATGATAGCATCTTGTTCATTTTCGACAATAGCTCGTATCTTTTCCCTTGTTTCTGTATCTGTTCCGCCATGTACAAAATAAGTTTGTCTATTCTGAGCATCTGTTTTCTCCTTGATCATTTCATATAAAATACTTCCATGTTTTTTAACTAATCGAAATAGAAGAAGTGTGTTTGTAGATAAGTCTAAAGCTAAATTGCGAATAAACTTATTTCTTTCTTCACAAGAAATTAAATAATTTAATTCTTCTTGATATTTTGCCTTTTTTAAATTGTCACAAATTACATCTGGATATTTTAAAATAATAGCTTTAATAGAAAAAGGAGACAAATACTTTTCATCTATCAATTTCTTGGTAGTAGTTACTTGATGTACTTTCCCGAATAACCCCTCTAATACTAATTTATGTGTTTGTGTCCCATCTAATGTTCCAGTTGCACCAATTCGATATCTTGCATTAATACATTTGGTCATAATAGCGGTTAATGATTTTGACTTAAATCCATGAGCCTCATCCCCTATTACCAATTCATATTGTTTAAAATATTCCTCTCCTAGTTTATATATTGATTGCCAAGTTGAAATAATTACTTGTTTCTCAGATGATTTATCTCTTCCTGCAAAAACTATATGACAATGTTCTTCCACATCAAATCCATAATCTTGAAAATCTTTATACATCTGCGATACAAGAGAAGTAGTTGGAACAATAATTAAAGTTTTGATCTTTAAATATCTTACAATGATATAAATGATTAGAGATTTTCCAGATGCAGTTGGTGATAATAATAAGCATCTACGGCGTGATAGTGAATGATTAATTGCACTTAATTGATAATCACGCACTTGATAATTAAGACCTAAAGTAGAAATAAATTTTGAAGCTTCCACTTTATCTGGTTCAAATTCAGAAAGAAATTTTATAGGATAATTTCTACTTATAGCAAACTTACAAAGATATTCTAGTAATCCAATGTAAAGCAATTTTGTAAATACATTATATAAGCGAATTTTACCATCCCAAATTTTTTGTCTAAAAGAAGGCATAAAGGTATGTCCAGGAACAGTAAAGGTAAAATAATCACTAATTTCCTGTGCTATACCTGGTTCACAATCAATTCTCATGTGAACTTCATTTTTTTTTGTTATTTCTATTCTATCAAGACGTTCCATGTGAAAATTTGAGCCAATCAAGTGCATTTTTGATTTGGAATCCTCTATTATTGAGTTGTTTAATAATGGAATCCAAGTAGTTAATTTTTTCTTGCTGGACCACGATGTTTTGTTTGATTTTGATGTAATCATCGTCCGTCTCAATATAATTGCTTATTTCATTTTTAAGTAGTCTTCCTTGAAATTGCTCCAAACCCTTCTCTTCTAATTCATCTTCATCCATTTCACCTTTGTAATAATTTGTTTTTGAGCGTACTAATTTAGATAACTCAAATTCCATGCCTTTAAGTCGGATTCTTTCGTCTATGAATATTTTTAAATATTTGTCGTGAATAACGGGAATGCGAATTGATTCAGTTCCAAGATTAGAATAATCAATTTTACTATTTTTTTCCCATTCATCTTGAATGTTTTCAAGGGAAAATTGGTGTGTCATAATATTTTATCCTGAATAAACTGGTGCTCCTTCATATGAAGTATCATTACTAATTAAATTTTCATATTCATATTGTTCATAGGAAAATGTAACATCGGCAACAACATAATCAATGTCTCCTAATGAACTATCAAATTGAATACTAGAAAGGGAAATAGGAAATAGTTCCTTAAAATTTATATTTAATTGAGGATTCATACTTCCTGTAAGAATAGTTAATGTTGCATCAGTTGTCAACTCGCCTGCCTCTTTTGCTATTCTATATTTGTCTTGTGCTTCCTCATTTGGAACACCAATTGTAATCATCCAATCATAAATTTCTCTCCAATTTTTCATACTTTCATCTATGAGGAATCGAATAGAAAGTTCTTCAAATGTAACTTCATCTCCACCTATAGGATAAGTTTTTAGAGGGGTAGCGTGAGGAATAGTACTAATTGAAATGCCAGGAACATTAGCAGCTTGACAAAAATATTGGACATGAGGTCTGTTATTTAATAAAAATCTGAATCCAACCGGAGATAAAAGACTTAAATTTTCTGGAAGTGATTGTAATGCCGACATAAGATTTTCCTTTCTATATTATTTAGGCAGCATAAAAAAAGGGGAAGACCAGTTTCCCAATCTTCCCCCTTAAAGTTTCTGAGTCCAGAAAAACTTACATCAAATTGTCAACTCTGACAATTCTGTAGTAGTAGTTGTCATTGGCAGTTGTTACAACACCGTTACCAGTTGAATTGGCAAATGGGTTGGAAACCATACCATAGCGGGTTTTGAATCCAATTTTTGGTTGGAAACTATTTTCACCAACCGCACGTACCATTTGAAGAGGTATGTATGGACAGTAGAAAATACCAGCATCATATGCTGAACTACCTTTGTATCCAACAACATAGAAATTGGTCGCGGAAGCATTAGCATATGGATCAATGAAAACTTTATAGCGTCCACCAAGAGTTCCAACGAAGGTGTTTCCGGTACTGTCAACATTTAAAGCAGTACTTGAATCAAGCACTCCACCCATTGAAAGGGCAGAAGCTACATCAGGAGCACAAATAATGACATTACCTTTTCCACGCCTTGTCTTCTCGGCTACCGCATTAGCATCACGCTCAATCTGGAACATCAGACCTTTGAATTTCTCAACAGACCAACGTCCATTAGAATCCACATCAAGGTCAAACACACCAGCTGTTGATGTATTATGCTGTGCACCATGATTAGCTGTGAAGTAAATTGTTCTCATTGTTTCACGATTGATTTCAGCCAACACTTCTTGTGAAATGATATTAGCTAGTTCTGTTTCAGCATCTAAACCGTGAACGGCTTTAAGATCCTGAGCAAGTTCCATTGTGTACTCACCTTTTAACGCTCTGGATTTTGCAGTGACAGTAACTTTGTCAATCGCAAATGCCATTTCAGCGAATTCAGGGGAGTCTCCCAGAGCTTCACCAGTTGCCGTTGCCAAACCTTGAATTAAGGTCAAGGCGGGCGAACCACCTTGTGCACCGGTTACACCAGCTGTTCCTGAGTTAATGTGTGATCCAGAACTTGTAAAAGATGTATCTGATTCATCTACAAGTGCTTCAGTCCCTGCTTGTGTTGAATATTTTGCTCTCATAGCAAAAATTAGACCAGTGGGACCGGTCATTGGTTGTACACCACACACGTCATATGCGATAAGATTAGGCATTGAACGCCGAATCATTGAAATGAGGATGGGATCTTGATATGTCTGATAAGTAGAATCAGTAGAGTTTACAGGAACTGCTTCTTGTAACAATCCCCGAGTTGATCCACCATCTTCCGCTAGAGCTTTCTCTTGGTTTTCCAAAAGAATAGCTGTAACAGCTCTTTTATATGGATCTTTGATCTCAGGCATATCAGGATGTTCCAAAACTGGAGCCCATTTCTTTTGAAGTCCTTCAGCTAGGTACATTTTTATCTCCTAAAGTTGTTTATTGTTAAAATTGTTAAAATATTATGAGTTTTGACCAAACCGGGCTAAAGCATCGACAT